TCGCAGAAAAGACAATAGTAATGGATGATCTCCTAATTTCCAGTGCTTTTGTATATGACTTAGATGAGACACTTGCACATTACGAATTGAGAGGAGAAATAAGTAAGAAGATTGGATATGCTCTTGCTGAAAAATATGACAGACTAATCTTCCGTGCAATTGCTCGTGGAGCTAGAGCTGCATCTCCAGTTTCTGCAACAAACTTTGCAGAACCCGGCGGAACTCAAATAAGAGTTGGTGATTCTACTGATGAATCAGACGCATTTAATTCTGCTGATCTTATTAACGCATTCTATGATGCTGCTGCTGCTCTTGATGAAAAAGGAGTAAGCACTCAAGGCAGATGCGCTGTGTTAAACCCTAGGCAATATTATAGTTTGATCCAAAATGTTGGTTCAAATGGTTTAGTAAACAGAGACGTACAAGGCTCTGCCTTACAAGGTGGATCAGGTGTTATTGAAATTGCTGGCATCCACATCTATAAGTCAATGAATATTCCTTTCCTTGGCAATTATGGAATTAAATACGGCGGTACAACAGGTGAAACTTCTCCCGGAAATCTTGGTGATTTTATCGCACAAACTGATAAAACTAAGCCCGGTGGATTTGAAGATGCATCTGCTGCAACTTCTGGAATAAACAATGACTATGGTACTGATACAGAATTTGGTGCTAAGTCTTGTGGACTTATTTTCCAAAAGGAAGCTGCCGGTGTTGTTGAAGCAATCGGACCACAAGTTCAAGTAACAAATGGAGATGTGTCTGTAATTTACCAAGGTGATGTGATCTTAGGTCGCATGGCTATGGGCGCAGATTACTTAAATCCAGCTGCTGCTGTTGAATTATATGTTGGTGCTAGTGCTCCTTCTGCATTCTAAATTTATACATTTATACGGGAGCTTCGGCTCCCTTTTTTTTTATCTATGGCTACCTCAACAATACAACCCGATACCGAACTATCCGCAGTTAACTCAATCTTGGGTAGCATAGGTCAATCACCTCTTACTACTCTTAATTACAACAACCCTGAAACTGCTTTTGTATATAACTTATTAGTTGAAGCTAATAAAGATATACAGGGAGAAGGATGGCATTTTAATACAGAAGATCATGTAGAAATAAAACCTGATTCAAATACAAAATATATACTTGTTCCTCCTAATTATCTTCGCTATGACCTACATAGTGATCATGTTGATAAGTCAAGGGATTTAGTAAAAAGAAATGGAAGATTATATGACAAAGTAAATCATACAGATAAATTTGATGAACCACTTTTTTTAGATATTGTCACGCTATATGAGTTTGAAGATGTCCCACCAATATTTCAAAGATACATAATTTCTAAAGCTGCTACTCGTGCAGCAACTCAGCTCGTAGCAAATAAAGAATTAGCTTCATTATTAAAACTACAAGAAGATTCTGCTAGAGCAAATGTTCTTGAATATGAATGTAATCAAGGTGATCATTCCTTTATGGGCTGGCCGCACGAAACATCATATAGACCTTATCAACCTTACACAGTATTAAATAGAAGATAATGGCAAGTGTTACTCAAACAATACCAACACTAACTGGAGGTATATCACAACAACCAGATGAGTTAAAAATTCCGGGACAAGTTAGTGTCGCTACAAATGTAATACCTGACGTAACACATGGTTTGTTAAAACGTCCCGGTAGTAAGTTAGTTAAATCGTTAAGCGATGATAGTGACACAAATAAAAATTCACATACTAATGGTAAATGGTTTTCATATTACCGTGATGAGACTGAAAGTTATATAGGACAAATCAGTAGAGCTGGTGATATAAATATGTGGGATTGTTCTAATGGTAATCCAGTTGATGTTAATTTCACACCTTCAGTTGCCAATGCATTAGCTACATATTTAATTCACAATAATGACGAAGATATTCAAACACTAACCCTTAACGATTACACATTTATAACTAACAGAACTAGAACTGTAGCAATGTCTTCTACAAAGGAGCCAGCTAGACCTCCAGAAGTTTTTATTGACTTAAGGACTACAGCTTATGCAAGACAATATTCAGTTAATTTATATGATAATGATGAAACTACACCGGTATCTACAGCAACAAGAATAAGTGTAGAGCTTGTAAGGTCTAGTAATAACTCTTGTAGTGCTGATGGTCATATGCTGTCACATGCAGATAGGTTAGATGATACTGTAGTTAAAAATAGATGTGATGTAGATGCTGATGAAGGTAGAGATGCTTTCGCTCCTAATGTAGGTACTCGTATTTTTTCAATAAATAGTGGTGAGCAACTTATTGATGAAAACGCTGTAGGTGGAAAGAAAGCCGATGATACTAAAACAGATACAGACTATGCGTACACAGTTGGTGTTTATAAAAAAGCCTTTAGTGGAACATATGTACAAAACGACACTTCAGCCACGGTAACTGTCACTACTGCAAGTCCACATGGTTTATCAACAAATGATGTCTTATGGTTTAAATTTACCACTCAAACTACTGAAAGTTTAACTATACCAAACAATACAAATGCAACTATCACAGTAGTTGACAGTACTAGTTTTACTTTTACTCATCCTGTTACTAATGAACAAGGTGGAAACCTGACAGGTAACGTCAACTGTTCCGAAATAAATCAACCTAATAGAAAAAGTCTTTACTTCCGCATAAGAACTACTGGACAATCCGTACCATTTACCACTGGTAGTGGTAGTTCAGCTGAAACTACATATAGAGCTAGATACACTACAACACATGATCTTTTATACGGTGGTGAAGGTTGGAAGGAAGGTGATTATTTTTATGTATGGATGAAAGATGGTTATTACAAAATAACTGTTGATGCAATAAGTTCTTCAAAAATTCAATCAAACTTAGGTTTGGTTAGACCTAACCCAACACCATTTGATACTGAAACAACAGTTACTGCTGCCAGTATTTTAGGAGATCTAAGAAACGGAATATTGGGTACAAATTATGGTGGTGTAAATAGTCTTTATCAATTTAGGGATGAACCTGCTAATGGTTATGAAGTAAAACAAATCGGCAATGGTTTGTACATAACAAGACCAACATCAGAAGGTGTCTTCAACATAACAGCTCCTTCAACTGACTTACTAAAAGTCATGTCAACTGAGGTAAAAAATGTAGATGATCTACCAGATCAATGCAAGCATGGTTATGTTGTAAAAGTTGCAAACAGTGAAGCTGATGAAGATGATTATTATTTAAAGTTTTTTGGAAAATTGAAAGATGGAGTACTGCCAGAAAATGCTACTGATGATGATTATTTAGATGGTGCTGGAGTATGGGAAGAATGTGCAAAACCCGGAGATAACATTGAGTTTAATAAAGGCACTATGCCTATTCAATTGGTAAGAGAAGCTAATGGTACTTTTACTGTTTCACAAGTAGATTATGATAAGGCTGAAGTAGGTACTACAGTTGTCGGTGGAACAAACCCTAGACCATCTTTTGTTGGTCACACAATTAATCAATTAGTTTTCTTTAGAAACAGATTAGTGTTTTTAAGTGATGAAAATGTCATCATGTCACGACCGGGAGATTTCTTTAATTTCTGGTGTAAAACTGCTACAACATTCACACCTCAAGACGTTATAGATCTATCAACTAGCTCTGAATATCCAGCTATTGTGTATGACGGTATTCAAATTAATGCTGGTTTACTTTTATTTACTAAAAATCAACAGTTCATGTTGACTACAGATAGTGATGTTTTAAGTCCAGAAACAGCCAAGCTTAATGCAGTCTCTACTTATAATTTTAATGAAAAAACTAATCCTGTTTCTTTAGGAACTACAGTTGCATTCCTAGATAATGCTAATAAATTTTCTAGATTTTTTGAAATGTCTAATGTAGTTAGACAGGGAGAACCAACTGTTGTAGATCAAAGTAAAGTCATCTCAAGATTATTAAGTAAAAATATCAGTATAATTTCAGAATCTAGAGAAAACTCTGTTGTCTTTTTTAGCCAAAAAGGTACAAAGGAAATCTATGGATTTAGATACTTTTCAACTGGTGATGAAAGATTACTTCAATCATGGTTTACATGGAAAGTAAACGGAGACATTCAATACCATTGCATGTTAGATGATGCTCTTTATGTAGTTTTAAGGAATAACAGTAAAGATCAGATGGTTAAATATTCTTTGAAATTAGATGATTCTGGGTTCTTTGTAACTGATACAAATGAAACTACAGATACAGATGATGATGATTTTATTTATAGAGTACATTTAGATCATGCTTCCGAAGTTACAGCGGGATCAAATACTTATAACGCTATAACTAATAAAACTACAATTCCAAAACCACACGGTTATGAAAGTACAAAACAATTAGTTGCTTACGATAATGATCAAGGAACTAATTTAGGTAGATATTCAATGATAACTGTCGATGGTTCTAATTTAGTAATTGATGGTCCATGGCAAAACAATGCTTTTATTATCGGTTACTTATATGAAATGGATGTACAAATCCCAACTCTTTATGTAACTCAACAAGTAGGTAGTAAATATAGAGCTGATGCAAAATCATCATTAATAATTCATAGGGTTAAATTTAGCTTCGGACCATTAGGAGTTTATTCATCCACTATTAAGCGAAAAGGAAAACCTGATTTCACTGAAGATAAAGAATTAGGATTAGCTGGATTTGTAAAAGCCAATAGATTGCCAATGGTTACGGAAGTTATAGAGACCCTGCCTTGTTATGAAAGAAATACAAATTTAACAATAAACATTAAATCAAGTCACCCATCACCCGCCAGTCTTTATTCATTGGCATGGGAAGGAGACTTTACAAACAGATTTTATAGACGTGTTTAACATCCCCCTCACAGAAACTGAAGTACGTTATCTCTATTGGAGAATGAAAACCAATCGTAATTATGAACGATATACTTTTGCTAATAAAAGAGATAATCCATGGCAAGAATGGATGAGTCGAACAATACAAAAGTTAGAGCCAATTTATAAATCACTAGATGAATAACTACATTCACCCTATTACACCGGAAGCTGCATTACATGTGGCTTCCAATCTTTTACCAGATGACTACAGAGAAGTTGCGGAGGGTCATGGATATGATCCTAAAGAAGCAATTCCCGCATGCACTCAACTGGGAGAAACTGTATATTTTACATCTCCCGATAGTCAAATAGCTGGGATAGCTGGAGTACAAGAAGATGGCAGAATCTGGATGCTATGTACACCATTAGTCCTTAAGTATCCGCATACCTTTGCTAAAAACGCAAAACATTATGTGGAAAGTAGAAAAGAAAAGTTGCTTTGGAATATCGTTGATAAACGAAACAAAGTCCATATAAAACTTCTCAGATTCCTGGGGTTCAAATTTTTAAGGGAATTAAAACACGGACCTAATCAATTACCATTTATGGAGTTTTGCCGTGTGTTTAGGAGCACAAGCTAGAGCAGCCAATGAGAATGCTCGAAGAAGATATGCTTATGAAAATGAGCGAAGAGAGCGCAATTGGATGCAAACTATATCCATTTATAATGCTCAAAAAGTTAAGTATGAAGAAGATATTGTTAATGCTGGGTTAGCTCAAGCACAAGTTAAAGTTGAGCAACAAGAAGCAATGGATAAAGCTAGAGGTGATGCTCAATTAAAATATGCTGATCTTTTTAGAAAATTACAAGAAGAGAGTACTTATGGGAAATTAGTAGCAGCTGGTCAAACTGGTCAATCAACTAGAAGGATTGGGACTATGGAATACGCTAAATATGGTAGAGATGTAAGTACTATTGCTAGAGCTGTAACTTTAAATGATAGAGAATTAGCTCGTAAAAGTTCTAAAGAAATTGCACAATATAAACAATTTAAAGATCAAGCATTTGCCAAAGTTGCATTCCAACCTATACCAGATGTTGAACCACCTCAACCAGTTATGCAGAACGTTGGAGCAGCTATGTTTATGGATGCTTTGTCTATTGGTGCATCAGTAGCAACTATGGGTGGAGCAAGTGGATTCGGAATATGGGGACCTTAAATGACAAACAGTTTTTTTAATTTTACAGAAGCACCTGATTTCGCTTCAGCTCTAGCTAATACTTATACGTCAGTTAATCAAAGTTATGACAGACGTGAGCAATTAGAACGTGAGAACGATGCAACTCGTTTAAAAAATGCAGCAATGCCTTTAGAGATGATTAAGGCATTAGCAGACTTTGCACCTAAAGCTAAAGAAATAGCAGATGGTATAAAAGCAAGGGAAGAGGCTAATGCTTTAAACATGGGTTATAAAGGTCTTACTCAAGAACAATTAGATAATTCAAATTCTGCTTTAAACGAAGTAATGAATATTGCTAAGTATGATAATTTTATAAAAAAAGATGCTTTAGACTCTGGTGATAATATTCTTTATGAACAGGTTGATTATAGTGGTCCGCATGGTGCTAGAAGAAAATGGTTAGATTTACATGATTTAAAAAGTAGAGTTAAATCTGGTTTCATGCCATTTATAACTAAAAACTATCCAACTGCATTTGAAAATCCTCAAGAATATAATTTAGCTTTTTCTAAATACAAAGAAGCAATTATTAATAACGCAGATCAAGCTGGTTTTAATACAAAGTTTTTAAAGAATGGGTTAGAGGATACTTTTAATGAAATTCAAACTACATTCATTAAAACTCAAAATGATTTATTAACAGCTAAAAATACTCAAAAAGAAACTAGTAGGATGATTCAGGAAGTCGTTACTGCATTAAATAGTGATACTCCTTTGGAATCTTTTATTGAAGCATCAGATTATAACATTGCTTTCTTTGACGGAAATATAGCTAAAGCTGAAAGAGCGTTCATAAACATAGGTCTTATGGGTATGAAAAAAGGTGTTATTAACATTGATAAGTTTGAAAGTGTATTATTTGGACAAATAACAGCTAAAGGAGATAAGACAAAAATACTAATTGAAAAATTAGGTGGTGGAAATGAAAATTCATTATGGGCTGAAAGTGTTCTTGCTGAAATTGAACTAGCTAAGAAAGGTGTATTTGAAAATAAAACTTTAAATAGAGATAACTATGCAAAAGGTTTTGTTGAAAAAATACAGGAAATAGAAAATGGTCAAGACACTCGTATGACTAAAATTGAATTAGCTGAATACATCACAAACAATTGGGATATTAAACAAGGTGGAAGTACTCTCCCCGAATTTGTAAAAAATAGATTATCTAAAGAAGAAGGAGACGATATTTTAACTAAAGCACAGCTAGATTTTAAACTTGATAAAGGTATCCCTATTACTAAATCTGAAGTTGAAAAATTAAGTAATCCATTTCTTGAAGCACAATATCTACCTAAAATAGCTGGTGGTGGTAATCCACTAGCACCATCTAAAGATTTTCAAAACTTCGCTTTATCTCAAATAAGAGGTTATGCAACTACACATGCAAAACAAGAAGGCGTAGCTCGTGGTAGAGAATCTACACAGTGGAATAACATTGTAGAAAACGCTCAACGTGAATATCCAGTATTGTATGCTAAATATATACAGACAGCTGACAGCGCAGTAGATGCTCATATAGCTGCTTTAAAGGATATTGAGACAAAAACATTTGCCAAAGCTTACGATAACTTAGTTTTAAATAAAGATAAAAATAAACAAAGAAATCTAGATTTAATTAAAGCTGAAGAACATATTAAAACAATTGACCCAAACATAATTAATAATGGTCTTATTTTTGGTACTGAAGAAATAGTTGTTGAAGCAGCTAATATGCCAACAGGTGATACACACTTGTTTTATAAACAACTTGCTAATAAGATTAAAGGCGTAACAGGAGAAGAACTTCAATATAAACAATTAGAAATTTATAGCAAAATGAATGGTTTAGAAAAACCTGTTAAGTCTGATATTTTACTTGCTTATGAAAAACTAGATCCTCAAGTTAAATTTTTACTATCACATCATCCATCCCCAGCCAAAGTTGCTAGAGCAAAAATTGAAGCATTTAAAGATGATGCACAGATTACTTCGGATGAGTTTGAACTTTTACTACCAGAAGCTCAAGCAGCATTACAAACACTAATTGAAGAGAATCCTAGTGAGTTACTGCAAAATACAACAACAGACGATTTATTAAATCTTCCAGAAAATCTACAACAAGAACTATTACCCCAAACTCCTAAACTAGGAAAACTTAAACCCCGCAAAGGTGATTGGCAACGAACTGAGCAAGGTACTTTTATAGTTTGGAATGGTAAACAATGGGTAGAAAGAGGCGTATTTGCTACAGGTAATAAACAACCATTTGAAGGTGAAATAAAAGAATATCTTGATAGAGATAAAGTACGAAGAAAAATTTAATTACTACGGTAATGCATTATGAGTTCTGATTATCAGATTGACATTGATGCTCAAGCTATACAGGATTCTGCGCTTGAGTTCAATCAAATATATGAGGAGAATGAAAAAGCTGAAGCTCAAAAACGAGAGCAAGAGCTTCTTCTCCAACAACAACAGGAACAAACTCAAGCTGAGTTTGATGATCCAAGAAATAAAGAAGGTGGAGGTGGGCTAAGAGGAGTTTCTAAGGAAATTCGTTCTGCTATTGGCGGAGGATTGCAAGATACTGCATCCTCTGTTGTTACCTTGCCTGAAAGAGCCATTGATATGTTTAGTGGCGAAATGGTTCAAGAGCAACAAACTGATGAAGGTTATGGTGCTGAATGGGATGACTGGTTTGTAGATGATGCAAATCCAATAGAAACTAAAACATGGTGGGGAGGTGCTCTAAGGAGTCTTGTTCACTTTGGTACTATGGCTGCTGCTGCTGTCCCAGCTCTTAAAGCTGCTGGTATGACTGCTGCTACTACTGCATTGGGAAGTCTAGGTCGAGGTGCATTGATTGGTGCTGCCTCTGATCTTGGTTCTAAATATTCACAAGAAGATAACGGTCTAGCTATTTTAAGAGATCGTTTTAACTTTATAGACACACCTATTTCAACAAAAGAACAAGATCACCCTGCAATGAAGACATTAAAAAATGTCGTAGAAGGTATGGGTATCGGTGTTGTTTTTGATGGTGTTGGAATCGTTTTAGGTAAGGGTGTAAAAAGGATAAGAGCTAAAGATGGAAAACTAACACCTGTACCTGAATCTAATCAGTTGCCAAGTGGTGAAGTTTTACAAGAAGTTCATCCTAGAATTAACGAACTGCCTCAATTACAAAAAGATTTAAATTATTGGAAAGCAGAACAAAAACGTCTTGGTCCTGCAAAAAAAGGAGAAGGTGCTAATTATGGTAAGTCATTAGCAGCAGTAAGAGTAAGAGAGTTAGAAAAGCTTATTACTGAAATAAATTCATTTAAACCACAAAAAGTTTTTGTAGAAGATGCTAGTCAAGATGCAGTACAAAATGCTATAGCTAGAGAACAAAATGTCAACGCCCAAATAGGAGAAAAAGCTGCACTACAAGCAGTCTCAATGAGAGGACAATATGGTGGTTATAAAAACAAACCTATCTCTGATCCTTGGCAAGCAGCTCCTAACTCTACTGGTAAACCCGCTGATATCTTTTATCAAAAACAAAGAATAGATAATGATTGGGGTGCTCAACATGGTTCTACTGATAGTCCTTTTACACAACGTCAAATAGAGAATATTTCTGAAAGTGCAGATATTGCAGAACAAGAAATGGTGGATTTAATGAAGCCTTTTATGTCAGATGCACGAATACAAGCAGAAATAGCAACATTAAAACAAGGTCAAACTTTAGCTAGTAAATTTTATGATTCTATACGTAAAGCTCATGAAGTGATGTATGGAAGAGAACGCTTAGAAGATTTAAATCCAGAAATGTTTGCAGCATTTGATGCCCGCATGGATACGATTCAAGGTCAAAAAGTTTGGCAATCAACTGATATTCTTGCAGCTGATTTTGTAATAGGAGCATTGTTTAGAAAAGCAAGAGATCATGGTATAGCTGGTAGAGAATTATTCGAGATAGCAGATTTAGCAGATGTAGATGGTCCAACTAGAGCTTTGTATGACACTCTTGTAAGTGCAATTATTCAAAGAAAAAGATCATCTTATATTGCTGGATTAAATTTAAAAAACTTTGATGTAAGGGATCCATCAGTAAAAGCTGATGTAAAAGAAGCTGTTAATGCTGAAATAGATAAAACAAAACTTGCCTATCAAATAGCATTTAAATATGCTGGCGATAACCAAGATGACAGTCTATTTAGAGCGTATTATGAAACAGTTTCAATGAGCAATGATATTCATAATTTTGATGATTTTGATGCTTGGATTAAACGAAAATTAAAAGGTGGTGAACTAGACGGTAAAACTAAAACTGGAGTTCTTATTAAAGAATTACAGGGAATTATGATAAATAGTGTGCTTAGTGGACCTAAAACCTCTGCTAGAGCAATTATGGGTACAGGAACTGCTACGTTCTTAAGACCTTTCTCACAAATTATTGGTTCTACTATCACCGGTGATAAAACCACACAAAGATCTGCACTTGCTGCAATGAGTGGAATGATAGAAGCTATCCCCGAAGCTTGGAAAGTATTCAGTACTAAATTAAATTCTTACTGGTCAGGAGATATTTCAACTATTAAAACTAGATTTAATCAAGTAACTAAAGGAGATGAACAGTGGGCTATGCTCGGTGACTGGATAGAAAATAGTGGTAGAGCAAATGCTGGAGATAAAGCTGCCTATTTCTTAGCTAATCAGGCTAGAACTTTGAATGACAATAAGTTTCTTACTTATTCAACAAAGATCATGGCTGCTACTGATGATACTTTTGGTTTTATATTGGCGAGATCAAGAGCAAAAGAAAAGGCAATGCGCCTTGCAATGGATCAGTTTAATAAGGGTAATGTAACTGAAATAACTCCTGATTTACTTAAGACTGCACAAGATAAATTCTATGCTCAAATAACTGATGCTGACGGTAATATTACTGAAGAAGCAACTCTATTTGCTAAGAAAGAAGCTACCTTAACTACTGACTTAACTGGATTTTCTAAAGGATTAAATGATGTATTTGAAGCAGCTCCTTGGGCTAAACCATTCTTTTTGTTTGCTAGAACTGGAGTTAATGGTTTATCACTTACAGCTAAACATACTCCCGGATTTAATTTCTTAGTTAAAGAATGGAATGATATAGCTTTTGCTGATCCTAATAATTTAGCTGGTTTACAAAGATATGGTATAGAAACAGTTGAAGATTTAGCTAATGCTAAAGCTCTTCAAGTAGGAAGATTAGCTATAGGTAGTTCTTTAATTACAATGGCTTCACTCCATTTTATGAACGGAGGTCTTACAGGTAACGGACCAGCTGATAGACAAAAAAGACAAGCTTGGATAGATGCTGGATATAAACCTAGAACTATTACTATTGGAGGTACACAAGTTAGTTATGATTCTTTTGAACCATTTAACCTAATACTTTCAACTATTGCTGATATTGGAGATTACAGTCAATTAATGGGCGAAGAGTGGACAGAAGATAATTTACAAAAATTAGGGCTAGTAGTTGCACAAGGTATTTCAAGTAAATCTTATTTAGCTGGTATGCAGCAATTTGTAGATTTATTTGGAGGTCAAGCTGGATCTTGGGAAAGAATTATTGCTGGTTTAATTAATAACCAAGTACCTCTTTCTTCATTAAGAAATGAATTAGGTAAAGTATTTAATCCTTACATGAAAGAGCTTAATTCTGGAATACAGGATGCTATTAGAAATAGAAACTTAATTTCTGAAGGTTTAGCTATTAATGAATTACCTACTAAATACGACATGTTAAACGGAAGACCGATTAAAGATTGGGATTTTCCAACTCGTATGTTTAATATGTTTAGTCCATTTACTGTTAATTTAGATCAGGGTCCCGGAAGAAAACTATTATTTGATAGTGGATATGACATGCGATTGTCTGTTTATTCCTCTCCAGATGGTATTGATCTAAGTGATAGTCCACGTCTTAGATCGTTATATATGAAAGCTATAGGTGATCAAAATTTAGAAGCTCAATTAAATAAGTTAGCAGAAGATCCAAGAATTATTAATTCTATTAATCAAATGCAAATGGATTTACGAGCGGGTAGAAAAGAAATAAATCCAAGAATAGCTTATGTACATAATAAAATTATTCATACATTATTTTTAGAAGCTAGGACAAAAGCTTGGGCTGCTGTTAGAAATGATCCAGAAGCACAACAATTATATCTAGAAGATAAAAGAATAAATATACAGAATCAAACTTCATTAAATAATACTAGGAATTTTACTAATCAAAATGCGGAATCAAACGCACTGAATTTGTTGCTTCCTTACAGATAATCCACTCGCCAAACCACAACTAAATAACTAAACGTTTGTACAAATCAAATGGCGACAACTGAACATTTTAGAGACGGCGGAGGTACTACCTTTGAGTTCTCGTTCCCAATACTTGAAAATAGTGATTTAAAAGTAGCAATTTATAACACTTCAACGAAACAATGGGATCTTAAAACTGAAAACACAATTAGTCTAACAGACAATGACTACTCAATAGTAGGCACAAATGTAGTATTTAATAGTGCTACTCCAGCCCATCCGGGAAATGCAATTCTTGATGGCGGTAATGTACATATATATAGAAAAACAAATGTAGATGTTCCTCAAGCATATTATGCTGCGGGTTCATCTATACGTGCAATTGACTTAAATAATAACCAAACACAGCTTTTATATTCAACTCAAGAAAGTCATAATCAATTAATACAGGAAACAGATTTAGATGACTCAATAATAACTTCAGCAAAACTAAGAGATGGAACTATTGTTAATGCTGATATAAATGCAAGTGCAGATATAGATGGTTCTAAGTTACTAAATGATTCCGTAGCTTTAACAAAGTTAGGTTCTGGTTTTTTACCGGCAGACATAACAGTAGATACTACCAACATTCTTAATGGAAGTCTACTTAACGCGGATATACATACATCAGCTGCTATCGACGGTACAAAAATATCACCTAATTTTGGTAGTCAAAATATATCTACTACTGGTAATGCAACTGCTAATCAACTTACGCTTAATAGGTTGCAATTAGATGTTACTGGAACTGGCACGATAACGACATCAGCATCTGATTTAACCTTAAATTCTAATGGCGGAACAGTACGAGTTATGGATAACTTGTATGTTCAGCAGGCTACAGATATTGACGGTAACTTAAACGTAGACGGTACTTTAGTTGTCCAAGGAGACGTAAGCTTTGAAAGCAGCCATTTAAGTGTGGGGGCTGGTCCGGGCGACTTGCAGATAAAAAAAGTAGGAGATGATTTTTATATAGATAATGGACATAATGCTAATACTCCAACAAGCGATTTATATATACGGAATAATGTTGGAGGTGTAGATCATAGTGGTGATATACATATTCAAGCAAAAGCGGGAGAAG